TCCAATAGATGTAGTCAAGGAACAGAGGACCGATTACTTTAATAGACCATATGTACAAACCAAGATAATAGCAGTTGACAACAATGGTGGATAGTATAGGATAAGGCTATAACAAATACAGGAGAAACATGACACAACAAAAAGCAATCGCAGACACAATGATGCAAAGTGGTTACACGTTCCAACAAGAACAGTTACTACATGCATTAGAGAACGAAGTTAAGACAGGTATGCTAATGTGTAATCCAAGAGTGACAGGCTTTACATCTTTCGCAAAAGCTGTGCTTAATTTCATAGACGATAAGAAAGCACCAAGAACTAAAAAGAACTTATACACTTACTTGGTTGCTAATGGATATTACAGAGATCTCCATTCTTATACTTGGAGTGACAGATAATAGTTGACAGCCTATCCTATTAACGATAGGATAGGCTATAACAAATACAGGAGAAATAACATGAACATACATAAACAAATGGAAAACTTGTTAGACGAAGACTACAAGGAAACTATGAAGATCAGAGCAACGAACCCTTACTCAGGCGAGTCAGCAATGTTAACACCAGAAGAACACAAGTTATACATTGAGATCAAAGAGGCAGAGTTTAACAAGGACTATAAAACTGTGCAGCAAGGTCTTAATAAGTTTAGTAGAATGAATGCAGCAGCATACATGACATTACTAGACTAACCGAGTTACATACCATGTGTGACCCTGTTGGGTCACACTCACCTAATCAATAGAGGTACCACACCCACACCCAATTAACTTTTTAACTATATAAGTCATACACCTTTATATAAAAAGGGGTCCCACTACTTCAGGTTGTATTGCTTGATTTAGACAGTTAATGGTGTTAAAAAACTTCTTCACTGGTAAAAAGGTGCAAAAAATTTTATAAAAATTTTTATGGATTTAAAAAATATAGATATAAAGAAATTACCTGCCGACGTTAGAAGAGAACTTTTACAGTTACAAGTAATGGTAGCTGAAAAAAAAATTAAAAGTCGTGCTAAAGATGACTTCATGTCCTTTGTCAAAGCTGTTTGGCCCGAGTTCATAGAAGGACCACACCACAGAGTCATAGCTAAAAAATTTAATGACCTTGCAACAGGTAAAATTACAAGATTAATTGTTAACATGCCACCAAGACATACAAAGTCTGAGTTTGCGTCATTCTTATTACCTGCCTGGATGGTGGGCCGTAATCCAAAATTAAAGATCATTCAAGCAACTCACACAGGAGAACTCGCAGTCAGATTTGGTCGTAAAGCTAAAACACTAATTGACAGTGATGATTATAAAAAAATTTTCGATACAACACTAAGAGAAGACTCCCAAGCTGCCGGTAGGTGGGAAACAGCACAAGGTGGCGAGTATTTTGCTGCAGGGGTCGGCGGTGCTATAACCGGACGGGGTGCTGACTTATTAATAATTGACGATCCGCACTCGGAGCAAGACGCAATGTCTGCTTCTGCATTTGATAATGCGTACGAATGGTACACATCAGGTCCAAGACAACGTCTTCAACCCGGTGCAAAGATTGTACTTGTTATGACAAGGTGGAGTAAAAAAGATTTAACAGGAATTTTATTAGATAATCAAAAAGATGTTAAAGGTGACCAGTGGGACGTGGTAGAATTTCCAGCAATCTTGGACCACGGAGAAAATAAAAAACCGGTTTGGCCACAATATTGGAAATTAGACGAACTTGAAAAGGTAAAAGCAACACTTCCTGTTGGAAAATGGAATGCACAGTGGATGCAAAAGCCAACTTCTGAAGAAGGAGCGTTAATAAAACGTGAATGGTGGCAAACTTGGGAAAAAGATGACCTTCCAGACTGTTATTACATAATTCAAAGTTACGATACTGCGTTTTTAAAAAAAGAAACGGCTGACTATAGTGCAATTACAACTTGGGGCGTGTTTTATCCATCAGAAGATAGTAAACCAAATTTAATTTTACTAGATTCAATTAAAGACAGGTTTGAATTTCCAGAATTGCGTCGTGTAGCACTCGAGCAATATCAATATTGGAATCCTGACATGGTTATCGTTGAGCAAAAAGCTTCAGGCACACCTCTAACTCACGAATTACGGCAAATGGACATTCCAGTGATGACTTTTACGCCAAGTCGTGGTAATGATAAGCACGTACGTGTAAATTCTTGTGCACCGCTATTCGAGGCTGGTTTAATCTGGGCTCCTAATAGGAATTTTGCAGAAGAAGTTATCGAGGAATGTGCGTCATTCCCATACGGCGATCATGATGACCTAGTCGATTCTATGACTATGGCTGTTATGCGATTCAGGCAAGGAGGCTTCCTACCTCACCCAGAAGATTACGAAGACGAAAAGTCTGAACCTAGGATTATGGAGTATTATTAATGGCAGCAAAATTAGGATTTGAATTAGTTAAACAAGCGATGCTTAAGTTGCTGATGAAAAAAGGCGACGATGGCATTTTATTAACTTTGCCTAAAAATGAGATTGTAGATTACAACGCTAAAATTACTATGGATCGATTAATTAGAAATGGCATTGATCCTGACTCTCTTACATCACCAGATCAAGTTATAAACGTATTAGATAATATAAATAATCAAATAATGAACAAGGCTAGAGTTATTCCAGCAACAAGTGCCGAAGGTAAAGCTATTACAGAAAAATTATTTGGTAAAAAAGGTGAAGTAATTTCATTTAAAGACAAAATAGAAGCCATGAAAAAAAGTGGGGACATTGTAGATCCTGACAATCTTAAAGTTAGTGAAAAAGTTACTGAAAGAGAAATGTTTAAAAATTCAAATTTAAATAAAAAAGATTCTGTTACAGAAACAGTTTCTTACATAAAAACTTTAGAACCAATGGATGCTATGAAAGAAGCAAATTCTGTAATTGGTAGAAAAGGTAAATACAAAAATTTAACACCAGAAGAATCTAAAAAAATATTAACAGATACTGAAGACCATATCTTTGAAAGAGATATACCTATTGATCCAGAAGACATGGCAACAGGCGGACGTGCAGGACATTACACAGGTGGTATCGTAGACGTTGAACCGAGTCTCGATGACATCGGTCATGGTTCAGATGCGCTTATGGCTAGAACAAGATTAGTGTCACCCGGTAATCAAGCAACTACATCAACAGGATTAAATTATTTACTTGCAGAAGACAATGACAACATGAGAGTTCCGTTTGCGGATGGTAAAAGTTTTTCTGAATCAGAGTTATTAGAATTTAATAAAGCTATTAAAGAAAAAATAAAAAAAGGCGGCAGATCTAATATGCCCGTTATTGATCCAGAAGACTATAAAAAATATTTAGAATCATTTAAAACAACTGAAGCAGCAGAAGGTGGTCGTATTGGTTTTTCAGCAGGTGGTGGCGGAAGACGTGCGTTCTTAAAATTAATGGCAACACTAGGTGGTGGTGTAGCTGCAGCTAAATCTGGTATATTAAGTTTAGGTGGTAAAGAAGCTGGTAAACAAACTGCAAAAGAAATTGTAAAATCTGCAGGATCCGGGACTCCTCCTCCATACTTTTTAAACTTAGTTAGTAAAATTAAAACATTAGGTGATGATGTAACTCAAACTCAATCTTTAGCAGATAGACAAGTTGTTAAAAAATACAAAGACTTTGAATTAACAGAAGATGTTGCAACAGGTAGACAAGAAATTACAAAATATAAAGTTGATGATGATTTAGTATATGATGGTTCTGAATATTACGGAAAACCATTAACCGAAGAAACTTACATGAGCTATACACCAGGTGAAACAATTATTGGTAAAGGCGGTAAACCTGTTAAGACAGGACCTGAATACGAAGAAGGTACAGCACTGATTAGAAGCGATAAAGGCAATAAAGGAGAAATTGTTGAAGAGATAGAAGGTGTATCTGATGACGTTATTAAAGAAGGAACAATCTTTGAAGATACAATGTCCGAGTTTGGTAAAGCAGAAGGCGGTCGTATTGGTTTATTTATGGGTGGTGGATTAACAGCAGGAAAAGGTTTGCTTAAAAACATGTTAAAATTTATGTCAAAAGATGGTTCACATAAGAAAAGCCCTGCTGAGATTTTAAAAATGATGAATCCTAAACAATATGAAAAACTTTTAAATAATCC